ATTCATAACAATCAATATTGCTTTCAAAAGTAGGTTTAGCAAACACAAACAAAGGTCTATCAATTTCTTGAGTTGATGCTAATACAAACGTTACTACTATGAAAAACGTATTCATTATTTTACTCCTAACATTTCTTTAGTCATTATGTAATCTCTTAAAAAATCAGATCTTACAATATCATCCCAACCAAATGTTATAACACTAAAATTCTTAAGGCGTTCTACGATTCTTAGGAACCTTTGAATACCATCTCTTTCATGAGCATCTTTAAAATCAGATTGATGATAATCACCTGAAAAAATAACTCTGCAATCTTGTCCTATTCTCGTAATAACTGAGTCGAGTTCGTGAAAGTTAAGATTTTGCATTTCATCAACAATTACAATAGCATTGTTTATTGTTATTCCACGAATAAATGAAGTTGTTGTAAACTCTAATTGATTATTGTGTGTAAGCTTGTTATAAGCTGCAGTATCATAATCAAATAATTCTAAACAAATAGATTTGTACGGAGCTTCAAAAGGTTCTGATTTCTCAATTAAAGTTCCAGGTAAATAACCCATATCTCTTGTAGGAACTACTGACCTAACGATTACTACTTTATGAAATTCAGTTCCTTGTTGTAAAACTGTATTTAATGCTAAGTTTAATGCAATAAAAGTTTTACCAGTACCAGCGCTTCCAGCTAATACTAAATGATCTCCATCTTTCCAAGCATCGAATGCTTTAACTTGATTTGTAGTAATAGGATCTATATTAATCATATTTTCGTGTTTAACATTTTTTATTGCGTTTTTACTCATAGCTTAATCTTGTTGTTTCTTCCAGAATTGTCTTTAATACGTTTTAAATTGTCTTTCCAACCATTATCAGTTTTTGATAATAAACTTCCTTGTCCAGTAACAATACCAGGAAACTTTAAAACTTTTATACAATTGTGTTTAGTTAAATAATCTTGCAGTTCATCAGAACTGCATTGTATTTCGTATTCTTCCCCTTCATCAAGAGGTTTTATTGTGTATCTAGGCACCTTGATATCCTTCCCACCAGTCAGGAGCAGGTCGACCCCAATCCCACTTAGCAAACGGTTTAGCTTTATGATAGTAATTTCTATATGCTGCAACAGCATCACCTTCAACAATACATTCAGGATATGCTTGCATTGCTTGAGCAAATTCAGTAAGACCTATATGAGGTATGTTTTCAGGTGTTGCACCTAGGATAATACCTAGTTTTTCAAATGTTGCATGTGTTTTTTTCCTACGAAATTCAAATTCCTTAGATAGTGATACAAAATGGTGATAATGCCAATTGTAATTTTGTTTACTTTGCATTGTCCACACAGTACATGGATGATGTTTATGTACGGCTGAATAATACATATCATCACGTATATCTCCAAAAGAATAGTATGTTTGGATAGTTTTACCTGACCTAGATCTACGCTTTTCTGGTTTTCCATCTAGCATTCGATGTGCAGTACTGAGCATTTGCGCTGATTCTACAATCATTTTAGGAATATGCTTATCACACATCATTACAGCCGCTTTAGATGGATCTTTATCTAGTATAAAAATATTCATTCATTTCACCTTTTAAATTATAATATAGTAATAGTATCATACTTTTTACTTTTTGTAAACAGTTATTTTTTCTGTTAAGTAGAAAAACTAATGCTTGGCTCCTTTATCAACTTGATTTTTTCATCTATAAAAATACGTTTTTCGATTATTTTTTTCATTTGTGTTAATTTACCTCTTTTTTTAAGTTTTAACGCATAATGTTCTAACTCGTTAGAGTCTTTTCGTAATCGTTCAAGTTGTGCTAGTACCATGTTTCTGCCTTTCTTGCGATTGTAGATTTAATCTTTCAATAATTTAGGGAAAGCCTCCTCTACAACTGGTTTTGATAAACCATGAAATTTTTCTTTGTTAATCATCGATATGACTAGCTTCGCATCTTCTGGATGAACACCTTCTAAAATGCCCATAAAAATAGCTTCTCTTTTAAATTTAGGCAACTTATCACCAGGACCACCTTTCATAAGATATTTAAACATCCTATGTTCTCTAGTTAAATTAGATGCGTGGTTATGTGATGCTGCTGGATTATAAGGAGGAGTTCCATCTGGAATATTCCATGTAAGAGTAGAATCCATCGAACCTCTTATGATATCTTTTAATGCCCAAGTCTCATTCTCTTTTAAGACTTTAACTTTGTCATCTCTATTGCGTTGCTTTGCCATTTCTTCTAGGACTTCAAACACATATTGTTTCATTAAATAAACTCCTGTACACTTTCAATCAAATTATTACACCTTTTAGCAATTAAATAAGGAAATACTTTACTTTTATTACTAGAAGGATCTTGTCCAATAAAAGTATTTATAATCGTATTTTTCAGAGCCTGTGGTGTTTCGCTTAAGTCGATTAAACTTTTATTTCGTAAATAATTCCTATACCATGATGCTGCGTAAAGCAATTCACCTTCTTCAACATCTTCAATAATAGCATCGACTTTCTTTTGAGTCATAGGCGTTTGTCTAAAGCCTTGTACGAATACATCATCATTAGATAATATATTAGGTACACCATCACCTTTATCACCTCTTATAATATGATTTTGTAAATAATATCTAGCATTCTTTTCTACGATTTCTTTCTTTAAGATAGGAGACCATTGCCTAACTGTAGGATATTTTTGTAATTGTACGAAATCACGATCAGATGATACTATCATAACCTTTTCAGGATTAAAATCTACATCACATTGCAATTTAACTAATGAACCTATTACGTCATCAGCTTCACAACAGTCTATCTTAATAACTTTATAAGGAAAGTTTTCAGCTATTTCTTCTTGAACTAAATTTAATATACGAAATGCTTCATTCCAATTGAATGTAGAAGCTTTTCTATCCTTTTTACGATTTGCTTTATAATGGACAAATTCTTGTTTTCTCCAGTTATTTGAAGCGTCAACCGCAATTACCATTTCGCCAAATTCTTGTTTGTATCGAGTACGATACATTCTTAATGAATTAAGAATCATATGACGAATCATTTGTTCATCATATGTTTTGTTGATGATAATGCTCGCTAAAGCAATACCACTATAATCAACTATTATCATTATCCAATTCTCCTATCATTATAATAATCATAAGTCCTTCTATAAATGTAAACATCCCATAGTGTAGCATTCTTAATACCACCTACACAATCACCAAAGAACGTAAATCCTTTTGTTGGCTTTCTACCTTTCTTTTCAACTCTAAACTTCATTTTAGGCGAGTTGCATGAACGAGCAACTGCTTTAACCATTTCGTATTCTTTCATATCTTGTGGATTAGCAGGATCAAATCTACCAACATATGCTGATGAACGATTGTGTTTTCCAAGTATAATTCCCATAATGTATTCTCCGCTTTGTTTATTTTATAGTTCTATTATACCATAGAAAAAGAGGTTTGTAAAGGTTTATTTTCACTTATTTGCATTTAATTTTCTAATATTGATCCTTTATCTAATTTATCAGATAGTGGATAAGCTCTCAACTTAGCATATGCCCAACCACCATCATATGTAGTTTTAATACCAAACCCACATTCGACTTTATAGATTTTATCACCATTTCCATCGTATTCCCATAATCTACTATCTGGATCTAATTGATTGATATCTATTTTTCCTGGACCATTTGGATATTTAGTTGCATAAGCTTCTTCAAAGCCTTCTTCGTGAATGTATTGTTCACAGTTAGTCCAAACTCTTTTAGTATAACTGACGTATACACTCATGATAGCCTGATCATCCCATTCGTTTGGAATAAGATGACCTTTTACAATCCAAAATAATCTATTTGCTTCTTTATACTCTTCATTAGTTATATTAATTTTTTTACGAAATGTATTTTTAATCCATTCTGGATCTTTTCTCATTTTCCATAAAATCCAATCATAAAATCTTGCTGGTTCTTCTTCTTCAACTTCATTATACAATTTTTGCCATTCTTTAGTGCTATCATTCATGTATAAAATCCTTTATCATTGGGAATATTTTAGTAATTGCATATCCGCATGCTCTAGCAACTTCCATACATTCTTTTTGAGTTCCATTAGATGATCTTAATTCAATAAAATGAATCCATGATCGTATAGTACCATTGACATATAATCTAGATTCAGTTAAACCTTCAGGCAAAACTTTCCTTGCAAGTTCTTTGGCTAATCCATTTTCAATTGCCCATTCATATGCATTCCGTGAAGCTATTATGACTTCAGTTTGTTGTTGTATCCACTCATGAGTTAATTTGCTTCTTTCACTTGAATCTGCAATTTCAATACTATTTTGTCTATTTGAAGTATCTTGTAATCTGCATTCTGTAGTAATAGACATATTAAGTTCATCTAAAGGATTAGCGTATCTTTGACTAAACTCTTGAAAAGAAAAGCTCCTATGTCTTAGTATTTGACGTGCAATATCACGAGTAGTTGTTATTTCTAAGCAAGCACTAACCATTTCGAAAGGAGACCAATGCTTGTGTTTTATAAGATAACCTAATAACTTATCAGTTGTTTTTGTATTATTTTGTCCAGAAGGATTTGATACACGAGCACAATATGCAATAAGATCTTGAATAGAGGACGTGTCAGTTTCAATTCCTGATGAGTGACTATGTAATTTTACTTCCATTATAGTTTAAAATCCTTAAATCTTTCACCAGTTGGTGTTTTATCAAATACTGGTGTGTCATCTGTTAATGTTTGTTGGTTTTCTTCTACATCATATAATCGCATTCTACTTCTATCAACTCCGATTACAAATCTTTTATGATTAGTTGGATCATTATATCTATTTTTTAATTGTTTTACCATCATTTGACCTTCTTTATCCAATTCTTCAGTTGAAATAAGAGCAAACATGAGATCCGCTGTAGCTGGTAAGCCAAAAGATTCAGACGTATCTTCCAAACCAACATCCGAATTTGAAAAACCACTACGAGTTGTTTGAGTCGCTGAGAATATTGGAACGTCATATTCTACAGCCAATCCACGTAATTCTTCAGCAATTGCTTTAATGTATGAGTACGAATTAATTGCACCGCCCATTCCTTTCATTCTTGAACTTGCACATATATTTAAATAATCAATAAAAATTAAATCTGGTTCAAATTGTCTTTTAAGTTTAAGTTCATTAAGTAAAGCTCTAAAGTGACCAGAATGTGCAGAGCCTGTTGGATATTCTTTAATAATTAATTTACCAGTTGTTTTCCGGGCTATATCTGAAACTTTAGTAGTAAACGCAGTTTTAGACATTTTATCAAGTTGATCAATAGGAACATTAAGTAAATTTGCATCAATACGTTCAGCGATACGTTCTTCAGCCATTTCCATAGTAATATATAATACGTTATGTCCTTGAACTAATGATGATGCAGCAACATGACACATAAAGAGTGATTTACCAACACCAGTACCAGCAAGAGCAATATTTAAAGTTTTACGAGGAACACCGCCTTTTGTAATAGTATTGAATAATTCTAAATCAAATGGCAATCTATCTTCTTTTTTATGATAAAAATCAAATCTTTCAACTGCATTATCTACATAATCATGGCCAACTTTCAAATCAAATCCAACGCCTAAAGCTTTAGTTAATAAATCTGGAAGAGCACCTTTAGTCATTGACTCATGCTTTCCATCAATTATTGATATAGATTCCATAATAGCAAGATATATTGCTCTATCTTGACACCATTTTTCTGTAGTATCAAGTAACCATTGTTCATCAAGCTTTTCGCCTTTAAACAATTGAGGAGTAATATCTATAGCCATAGTATATTGTTCATCACTTAATTTGTCCGATTGATCTAATTCAATTTTAAATGATTCAGATGTAGGTAGTTTATTGTATTTAGCAACAAACTTACCAGCTTCTTTAAAAAGTATTCTATATATACCTTCAAAATAATCAGGCTTGATGAAGGGGAGTACTTTACGCATATACTCCTCATCAGTTAGCAAATTTCTTAATATAGTTTGTTCTAAGTTACTAGGCATTAACTATTTTGCTCCTAAGTTCTTCAACTCTAGAGTTCATATAACCTATGGCTGTATGAATATGCCCAGTATCTTCTGGTTGAAGTTTGCTATTTGCAATTTGTAATTCTTCCATTAAGAATATTAATCTATCTACTTCTTTAACTTTATTTTCCATTGTCTTGTATATCCTTAGTAATAATGGAACCTTCTTTGATTCCTTGTGCTAATATTGATTCTAACATACCACCTACAAATTCTTGTAATTCTTCATTATCTATTTTAAGATCTTCGTCAGGAGAAGATTCAATAAAGAAGTTGAATGACATGTTTTCAGATTTAAATCCTATGGCACCATATTTGATAATTGTTTCAGTGAATGGTCCTTTTAAGATTCTAACATTCCATGCTTGCTCATCTTCATGTGATGGAATAATTTCGTAATGTGTACCTTCTTCCATTAGTGATTCCTCTTTCCTTCAAATATGCAATTAAAGATTAATGGTTTTTTTCGGTGAGTATTTAATACTCTGTGATGTACACCATCTTCAATTAACACAATATCACCTGCAGCAACATCTTGCGGCATATCATTTAAATACATTTTACCAATGCCATCAATAAAGAAGTAAACTTCTTCTTGACCGTCATGCTTATGACCAGTAGTAGATTTTAATGGATATAATCTAGTACTACTTAGTACTAGATTTTTTAAAGTTGTGTTATCTTTAAGAAGATATATATCATTGTTTTTTACGATTTCACCGCCAATATCATTAATATTTAATTTCATTTTATTCCGAATCTAGCTCAACCATATTGTTAAGTATTGAGTATTTATTTGTAAGGTATTGCTTAAAGTCAGTTTCTTCAATTATTGGTTTCCAAAATTCTGCGTTTAAAGTGTCTTTTTCTCGAACTTTTGGATCCACCAATTCTCCAGTAGATTTATCGACGCGACAGTACCAACCAGCAGAGGGCTTAGCAACATAATTACCAGACATCGCAACATCAAGCAAACCACTCCAATGTTGAACACCACCGTCCCAACTAACAGAAATAGGAATTTTAGACTTTTCTTTAACATATCTTGATTTCTCCACATTAATTACAAAGTGATAACCTTTAATTT